TGGAAGAACCCGTAGGTGTCGTCCGCCAGCTTGTCCTTGTCGAGGCCGATCACCGACTCATACTTTCGATTGGTCAGCGAGTAGTCGCGGGTCGCGAGGTTCTGAACCACGCGCGGCCCCAACCACTCACGCAGAGACGGCGTCTCCGACAGCCAGGGGTAGACGTTCTTTTCGGTCTTGCTCGGCACGCGCTGCGCGAAGCGATTCCACAGCGTTGGGGTCGAACTGAACTTGTTTTGAAACGTGTAGTCGATCAGCTGGAAGAACTGCTGAAGATTTGCGCCGGTGATTTCCATTTCTGTTCCTTGGTTGGTTGTTGCCGGCGCGCCTTACGCGCTGATCCCGAGGCCCGACATGACCCACACACCGTCCGTGTCGACCTGGACGATGATTCCCGCGACGCTGCGGGTGCTGCCGTTGCTGGTCTTGGCGACCGTCTGGTCGTCGATGATGTAGCAAGAGGCGCCCACGTCGGCCTGGGCGCACAGGTCGCCCGACGCCGAGTTGCCCCACACGAACACGCCCGCCTCGACCTCGACGGTGGCGGCGCCGTCAGCACCTGAGTTGATGACGGTGCGCTTGGCTCGGCCGACAACGATGCGGCCGGTGGCGATGGCGCCTGGGGCGGCATAGCCGGCGTTCAGCGCGACCAGCGATCCTTGGTAGATCGTGGTGCTTCCCTTGACGGGAAAGCTCATCTGACGCGGCAGAGGCCCCCCTTCCATCTGCTTGGTGCTTCGAGCTGCGGTGAGTGCGGCCATGGTGATTTCCTCGCTGTGTGGGTTGGGTTAGGGCTCTGGCGTCGTCGCGCTTAGTGCGCGGCGCGGGCCGCCTGCTCGGCCTTGTAGGCGGCGAACTTCGCCGGGTCGACGGACAGATTCGCGGCCATCACGAGTTGGGACGGCGGCAGAGCGGCAGCCGGGGAAGCGCCACCACCAGCCGGCATCTCGCCGCCGACCACCGGCTTCGCCGTCTTCACGAAGGCGGACAGCATCGACAGGCCGGACGCGGTGACCTTACCGTCGGCGCCCTTGCACTGGGTCTCCCAGAAGGTCTCCCGTTGGTGCTTGGTGATCAGCTTGTCGGAGACGGCCTTGTCCAGCGTCGAGGTGAACTCGGCCGCCAGCGCGGTCGCCTTGATGCCGTCCAACTCGGCAGTCAGCGCGGCGACCTTGTCGTGTGAGGCCTTCCACGCCGAGATCACGCCGATGGCGCCCGGGGCGTCCGACTGACCGGTCAGCTTGGCGACGTCCATGCGCAGGGCGGTGGCCTTGGTGGTCTCCGCGTCGTCGTCATCGCCCTTCTTCTCGAACGCGGCGCACTTTGTCTTGAGCGCGTCGCACTCGGTCTTCATGGCGCTCAGCTGGGCGGACAGGGCGGCGCATGCGGTGCAGGTTTCCATCTCGGGCTCCTCGTCTTGGGTGTTCGCGTTCGCCGCCACGAGCGGCGCGATGCCGTCGAGCGCAGGCAGGTTGGTCAGCGCGACGTTGACCAGGCGAATGACTTGGCCGGTCTTGTCGTGCGTGAAATACGGGGAAAACAGCCGGTACTCGCCGGCCGAAAGCATCGCCTTGGCGCGGTCGGTCCAACGGACGTTCGTCGCCCAGAGCTCGCCGTTGCGGATTTCCGGGGTGAACTCACCGGCCGAGATCGCCTGCTCGGGCAGCGCGCCCTCAATGGTGGTGCCGTGGTTGTAGTCGAGCAGCATCGGCTTCGCGTGTTGGGCGAACTCGGCCATCACCGACAGCGCGGACTTCTCGCTGAAAGTGAAAGTCCCCTTCTCGGACGGGTTGGCGCCGCTGGCGAAGATCCGAAACTCGGTTGGGACTTCGCGCTCTTTGCCAAAGACGAAGCCGTCGAGGCGCGCGAACATGGGCCGAGCGGCCGGTGTTTTGCGCTTTGCTGGATTCGGCATTGCCCCTTGACGGTCACATGGGCTTTTTCAAGCTCAAGAAACCGTGGGCGCGGAAAGACGGCAGTTTCGGATCTAGATCAGGGCGGCGGAGAGGCGCATGCTCGCGGTATGGCGCACGTGCATTCGTGGTCGGTCGTCCAGCGAAACGAGAATGACGATCGAGTCAGAACCAAAGAGGCCTGCGACTGTGGCGCCGAACGGTATGGCTGCTTCGCGCTGCGCTTAGATGACGACGGCAAGGAAGCATGGGGGCCGGTCCTGGAGTGGAGCTTTCACTTCAGGATGGACTGCAGAACGTCGCCCACCGCCGCCGGGTAGTCGCCGACGTCGGGCTCCCAGTTGCTGCCCTCGCTGGACGGGCGCCCGCCGAAGCCGTCTTCGACATCGACCGCTGGACCCTTATCGTCGATGCCGTCCTCGCCGGCCTCCTCGGGTGAGAGGGCCGTGAACGAACACCTGCAGTTGGGATGCAGCGGCGGGAGATGCTCCGACCACCAGCTATCATCCTGGGGTAGCACCGTCCCGTCACAGTCAGCGCAATCATCGTCGCGCCGGTCGTCGTCGATGGTCTCGAAGCGAAAGTACGGCCGCGCCTCTTTCACCGCCGGCGCGCTGAACACCGAGTAACGGCCTTCGGCGTAGGCGCTCTGCACGTTGGTTCGAAAGATGGTTTCGAGACGCGCCGGGTTCTCGCCCTCCCATGCCTCCGCCAGCTTGCCGCCGACCTCGTCCTTGAAGTCGTCCAGCGTGGTTCCGTCGCGGATGGCCCGCTCGATTGCCTCGTAAACCTCGCCCACCAGGTCGGCCTGGGCGGCGCCGGCAACGGTGAACGCGAACTCCTTGGCCTGCTCGTCCAGCAGCTCGTACTCGGCCTTCGGCATCGGCACGCGCTTTTCGAACGCGGCGATCGCCTCCTTGAACTTGCCCGGGTCGGCGGTGACGCCCACCTCTGGGTGCGGGCTCTTCGGTGGGCGCGCGCGGCTCGCCACGGCGCCTCAGATCTGCTTGATCGCCGTGACCCGGCCGCCCAGGTGCGCCATCAGGTTCGCCTTGCGCACGATCGTGGCCAGCGCGCCCGGGTCCAAATCCTTGTACTTGCGAATGATGCGTGCCTTCAGGTCGTCGAAGTCAGCCGCCGCGTCGATCTCGGCCTTGAGACCAGCCAGGTCAGGCGCCAGCGCGCGCGCCGCCATCTTGACGGCGCTGGTGGCCACGCTGTCGCTGTAAAGCTTCGCCCGTTTTGAGCCTTTCGCGGTTCGCGAATTGGACAAGGCGGTCCCGGTGGCGCGGGCGACGAGGGCCTCGAGGGCGGCGGTCTCGTCGCCCATGCTCGCGCGGATCTTTCCCTCGCCCGTGCGACGGCGCAGCTTCTGTTTGAAGCGGTCGAGCGGGATTGTGCTCATGCCGCCGAACGCCCGATCGCCGTCGTTGCGGTGGGCCAGGTAGGCGACCTTGGCGGCGCCGGCGTCCGAGAACCCGAGCATCGTCTTGTCCTCGTCGTGCGCTTTGAAGTCGGGCGCGGCCAACTGGTGGACGACATGCACGTCCGGCGCATTGGCGTCGGGGCCGACATAGACGTCGAGCTCCTCGCCATCCGAGCCCATCACGCCTTCGAGGTAGCCGTAATCATGCTGCATGCGGGTGCGGCCCATCTCGTTGGCGGCCTCGTCGCGCCAGATCCGATCGGTGCCGGCGGCGTTCTCGACAGCCACGGGTAGGCCCTGGAATTCGTAGCGCTTGACCGGGCCCGGCAGCGGGACGCGCGCGCTGGACAGCGCCGCCTTTGCCGGCGCCGGGGCCGGCGCCGGCTTCTTCGGCGGCACCGCTGGCCCACCCCCGCCCGCGCCCGGCGGCATGCCGGGTTTGGGCGGTCCACCTGCGCCCCCCGGTCCACCCCCGGCGCCGCCCTGTGCCTCCATCTGTTTTTGAGCCTCTTCGACGGCCGCTTGCTTCTTGGCGGCGACCTCCTCGACCGACAGCATGGGCACGCCCCATTCGTCGAGGATGGCCCGCTCGTCGACGGCGCCGTCGGCCGCCGTGCGCAGCGACGTCAGCGCGTCGCCGAGCCCCTTGAGCGCGGCGCTCTCCTGGTTCTCGTCCTCGGGCGGGTCGACATCGTACGACATCACCGGCGCGATGTCGGGGTCGCCGTAGTTCCACTCGGCCCAGTAGGTCAGGCTCTGGCTGCGCAGGCACGTCGCCAGCTTCGCGTCCTGGCGGCGTCGGTCGAGCGCGACGTTCTCCTGGACCTCGGCTTGTCCGCTGCCGCCGATGCTGCCGGCCTTGGACTGCGTGGTCATGTCCTGGCCCAGGACGGCGATCGCGATGTCGGCGTCGAGTTCCTTCTTGAACTCCTGGAACGACTGCCACGAGCGGCTCTTCGCCTCAATCAGCTTCAGATCGTACTTATTGCCCTCCTCGCCGGTGGGCAGTTCGACCGTGGGGTTGCTGCCGATGTTGGCGAGCTGCTGGACGTAGACGGCCTTGCTCTCTTCGCTGGCCTGCGCAGGCGTCTGGGCGCCGATGATCGGATTGCCATGCCGCTCGTTGTAGCCGGCCCAGTCGCGGTAGTCCCAGCCGCGCATGATGTACTTGTGCGCGAGCCGGCGCACCAGCGCGCGCAGCCAACCGTACCGGTAGCCGTACGGGCACCAGACGACCCACTTGCCGTCCGACCGCGGCTGCTCGTCGACGCGCGGCAGAGGCACGATCCCCTCGATCGTGGTGATGTAGTAGCGCATCTCGGATCGGTGCCACCACACGAACTGCGGGTGCCAGATCTTCAGGCGCGGCGTCCAGTCTTTGTCGGCCGGCGACTGCCAAATGATCTCAGCGACCCCGATCCCCAACCACGTGCCCCACTCGGACAGCGCGCGTACGTCCTCGGCCGGGAAGATGTCCTCCCAGATGCCGGGGTTGTCGTCGTCGCCGCCGAGCTTCGACGCGAGCTTGCTG